ATCCTGAAGCAACCAAATATCCATTGTAAACCAATTGGGCTTCGAATTTTCGGGTTGGAATGAAGTTAAGGGGTATCTGATTAAGGTCAAAAAAATACTCGAAAATATAGTTATTCCCATTGGTTCCTGGCACTTTAAAACTTTTGGAATATGCGGAGTTTTTCTTTGTGATATCCTGTATCTCTGCAAATGAAATATCGAGGGTCACATTATCCGTACCTCCAAGTTCGATATATTCTGTTACACCATTAACTTGACAACTTAATTGTAAATTCATTAACCTTGAGTTCTGTATCGCTTGAAGCCTGCATAAGACAGGTTCAGTTTATATTGGAATAATTTTTGGTATTGTTTCTGCCACACTCTAAATCCTTTGTCCTCTATAACTACCGGTATTAAATTTTGGTATAATCTAACCTCTTGTAAACAGGACTGACAATCTATATCTTGTATAACGGTTCCATCGATAATATAAACCTCAGGGGAGAATAATAATTCTTGCATAATCTCCACGTCATTCTGATCCATATACCAAGTTTCACATTCGTATTTTTTGTTAACCTCTTGTTCATAAATCTTTGTTCCCCTTTGATAGGACCCTACATTATAGTAAGCCTTATTCAAAGACATTTCTTGTCTATATTGTGGTCTTGTGATTTCATAAGTTACTTGTGATTTTCCACCGATCGTATAAGTGTCCCACATTCCTCTTCCATTTAAAAACAACAGGTGAATGGGATTATTGATGCAACTTCTATCTTGCATATAAAACTCAAGGATCTCAGTTGTTCTCGAGCTGAATGACAGTCTTTGAGATTGGTTAGCCTTATAAGTTGTTCCATAAAAACAAACTTTCTTTGAATCAGTGGGGATTGAATTAATTGTTCCTCCTGATGTTACGTTATACGGAAGGTAAAACACTCCCATTTTGAATATGGAGTTTGTGCTCTCATTAGTCACAGGTAATGCACTACTAGATCTGTTAGCTGTCTCAGCCGAATAGGTATAGGGATCTGATTGTGACAGAGCAGATCTCACGGCAAGAGAGTAGATGTCATTGGTAAAGTAATCGTTCTTTCCGTTTAAGAATGAAATAATAATAGGACAATCAGGGTGGTGTAATCTCCTTCTAACCCTTGTATCAACCACATCACTTTGAGAAATGATATTATATTCGTAGGTACCTGCAGCATTTAAGAACTCCGATGGTCCACAATCCACAATATCGTTATCACAACTCCATTGGGTATTTGTCTGACCAGATTGGTACATATGTCTGAATAGATCGTAGTAAAGGTGATTCTTATTCTCTTGTGCGAACCAGTTTGGTCCTTGATTATCTATTGAAGCTCCTGATAAGAATGGTGCTGGTATAAGTTTGTTATCAACACCAGGGAATATAACAATTGGATTTGGATTCCAACTCGAATTGAAATCAATCTCCTCAACAACAGAACTTCCTGATGTATAGGTACAACCAAATACTGCTTTATATTCCGATACGTGCCATAACTGATCCACTGATGCATTTGGTGATCCACCTGGCCATAAGTTTGATCCGTTATACTCGATTGTTTGTTGTGCATCTGCCAAGGTGATAACCTTATTAACCTCAGAGGCGTAGTTTAAATATGGATATGTGGTCCCTGTAAATCTTGGATTGGCATTTAGGAATGTTCTAACGATCTCCTCCAAATCAACTATTGCATTACCATATGTGTTAGGTATTGCTTTTAATCTACAAGCTCTATTATCAGTAGTTGCTGCAGACCAGTCTAATAGGTCCCCTTTGAAATATACATCAACCAAGAACTGAAATCCTGTTTGGGTATATGCTGAACTCGATACGTTAAACACATGGTTTGTATTCGAGGGGGTTATTTGGAGAGGTTGTTGTGTTACCTCTAAAACGAAACTCATTGTTCTATATTTTTTTCAAATAATTTATCAAAAAACTTTTCCATATCTATATCCAAAGCTTGTAGAGCTTCGTCCTCAAAGTATTTTTCAAAGTTCTCAACAGCACGGTCATAAAAGTAAGTTGGAGCAATCCCAAACTTCTTGATGTTTGTATTGATTCCCCAAGCAAAACTCTCATTCGTTATAAATCTACCTGTCTTCTTATTTCTACCCTTAAGTCCTTTCTCTTTGATCCAATCTTTAATTGCGTCAAGGGGTGCATATTTTCCTGGCTTTCTACCATCATTTACATAGATCCAATAATCTAACATCTCAACAGTAATTTCTTGATTACTTGGATTATAAGATGCTGATATCGAATCTACCAAACTTCCTGAAGCAACCTTTGGACTGGTCCCGAATGGAGTTCTTGATTTAGCATAACCTGGTGCAAATGGATATGGTTGAAGTAGTGCTTGTTTCAACTCATTTGCGAACTTATCAGATAAGTCCTCCATCGCTGCATTGAATGCTGTAAAATCTGGTTGTTCCATTAGTTATCAGAGTTGTTATCACAAGGTGGGAACTCAGCATAAGGAGCAATACACCTATCGATAGCATCAGGTATTTTAAGTTTTATTTTGGCTGTCCAACCTGACACATAGTCATCGAACTTCTCCGAGAATGGTGTAAAGTCTACAGGATAATCAATATCCCAAGTACAATAACAAGCATCCAATGAATATCTTAATTGAGCTACTACATCTTTCAAAATATCTAGTGTGTCGGACCAAACGTCAATTTCATTCTCAAAGTTCTTAACGTTTAAAATATCCATAACCAATATGTCAAATGTGTATACTGTTTGTCTACCATCTGTAGTGGCTAATTGGGGGATAACGTACATCAAAGGATAATACGGAGCTAAGTTCTCCGTGGTGTTATCTATCTTTAATCTTTCTTCTGTGTAGTATATCAACTGATTGATATCACCGATACCAAACGCTTGTAATTGAAGATGATACTCTTGTAGTTGTCTAAGCAAGGTAACGATCTTCTTAAAATTATAACTTCCTAATGGGTATTGACTCATAATACTGCTTTTGTTTGATTTTGTGCTCTTCTAAGTTGTTTCTCTTTTATCTCTCCTAAATCCTTCATATAAGTTAAATAGTTGAGCACATATGTTAATGGGTATTTCGTGATCTCACCCATTTTGGTAATGTCTTGATTAGCGACTGACGCAAGGACACCAAACCACCCCCAATACTTACCGAAACTTTCTTCATCAGTCTCTTTATCTTGTTCATTATTCTCACCCTCCACATACTCACCAAAAACCTTAGTGAAGGTTCTTGTAATTGTTTTTCTAAATGAAAAAAAAAACTCATGGCTCCGTGTACATAACGTACCGGTAATGACTTGAATAGATCTGCTCTTGGTTGAACAAGTGCACTATCGTAATCAACAATCTTATTGTTTGGTCCAACTTCTCTGTATAACATTGCCATCAATAGGTTCAATTGAGATTTTCTCTCAACCTCTGGTCTAGATAGAATGGTATCCAAATCTATAAACTCACCGAATGTAAGATTGGGGAGATCAATGAATCTATATTTCACCCCTCTGAACTCAAATTCATTTTCAAACTTATTATCCATCTCAGTTAGATACTCTGCAAGTGCTGTTCCAACTGACATAATGTCAAACCAGTCTGCCTTTCTTATATCTGCTTCTGATAGACCTGTTGATTCCTGAATTATCTTAATGAGAAATGAACTCTCATCCATAATATCTTTGAATGCTGCAAGTTTACCCCAAGTTTCAATACTTGGTTCGCTTACAACGTAATCTTGATCTTGGTAGGTTATAGTTATCTCTTTCATCTAATATAAAATATCGTTTTATTTATTTTTGTTCACAACTTATCTGATAACATAAGATCCATAATTGATCTTCTTCTTCAAACAATTTGCTGCTAGTGCCAAACTCATTACCATGTCATCATGAAAACCTGATGGTGCACCATATTTAACCTTTCTTGTCTTTGGGGAATACTCATATGTAAATGTAGAAAGTTCTCTGTATAAGTCTGTATTCAACTCTTGTGTTGGTAGTTTAATCTTCTCTTCATTGAGGGATAAAATCAGGTCCTCAATTATGTTCTGTTTTGATTCATTGTTTGTAATGAAAGGCTCAACGTTTGAATATTGTTTTTTGATCTGCTCGAATATT